CGGCACGCCGCGGACCTGACCGGGGCGGACGCGCTTGAACACGTGCAGCACGTTCTCGGCCCGCTCGATGCGCTTGGTGCGTCCTGCCAGATTCGGGTGCCGGTCCCAGAGATGGTACGCCACCGGGCGCCCATTGGCGTCGAGTTCCACGCCCATGACGACGGCGTTGGTCGTCGCGCTGCCGGTGCGGTTCTCGCTTTCGTCGAGCTGGTCCGGGTCGATCGGGCTGATCTGATAGCCGAACGGCGCGTCGGGGTTCCGCACGCGGAGCGCCAGAAACTCGCCGTCCATGATGACCGAGCGGATCATCAGCCGTTGCAGCGCCGCGAACGACTCGTAGCCCGCGGGCGTACAGGTCTCGCGCGCGCCCCACGTCGCCCACGCCGTCTCGATCCGGTCGTTCATGGACTCCAGCAGGGCGCCCCGCGGCTTGCGGGCCCGGTATTGCAATCGCGCGCCCGTCGCGCCGATGATGTCGGCCTCGAAGTCCAGCAACAGCCCCGACGCTTCGCCGTTGTCGCGGCAGAGTTGACGCGACCGCGCGCGCAGCGTCAACAGCGCGTGCCGCAGCTGCTCGTTCGGGTCGGCCAGATCGCTGAACCAGTTCGCGACGATGCGCGAGTGCTCGGCGCCGGCGTAGCGCACCGACACCTTGCCCGTCTGGACGCGGCCGGTGATCGCGGCGGCGAGATGGCGGACGCGCTGGGTCAGGTTCACGAGGTCGTCCCCATCACGTTGAAGCGGATCGGGACGCCGAACGTCGTGCCGCGCTTGGCGGCGATGGCCGCGAGCAATTGGCTCCGCAGCGTCATGAGTTCCTTGAACGAGAACGTCATCACCTGCCGCCCGGCGATCATGAACATCTTCATCTCGCCCTCGATCGTGCCCGAGAGCGCGGCCTCGACGACGGGGAGGGCCTTCTCTTCCCACGACACCGCCGCGCCGGCGGCGACCGTGGCGAGATCCGCCACCACGGTGGTCGCGCCCGTCTGCACGGTGCGCACGACGCCGCTTTCGGTGAGCCGCACGCGCCACTGGTAGGTGCCCGCGCTCAGGGTCGTGGTCACGGCACTCGAAAGCGTCACGTCCCACGCCGCGCCGTTGGCGGTGCCGGTGATCGGCGTCAGCACGACCGCGCCCGCCATCGCAAACGACAGCGTCCCGCCGTCGGCCGCCGACGCATCCGCGACCGCGAGCGTCAGGCGCACGGTATCGCCCGCGGTGATCGTCGCGGGCACACTGGTGAGGCGATCGGGAAGGGCCACGACGTAGAGTCGCCCGATCGGCCCTGTCATCCTACGGTACGGCGCCCCTACAACCGCCCAACGGAGGGGTTTGCTCCGCCGCCCGCTACGCGGCGCGCTCCGTGTACGCGCGACGCGACCACGGCAAGCGGAAGGCGCGCGGCTTCTTCTTGCCCGACTCTTCGAGGTAGCCGCGCTCCACCAACAGCGTCAGCATCTTGCCGACCGTGGTGTCCAACACGCGCATCTCGTTCGCCAAGGACTCCGCTTTGACTTCCGTGAACGCCTGCATGGTGAGGCGCTTGCGGATGTGCCACATCGTGAGGCGCGCCGCCGGTGGCAGCGACACGTCGTCCAGCGCTTGTTCGACGGCAAGGCAGTAGGTCATGGCGCTCCGTGGTGAGGGATCATCGCATCCACCCGCCCGTGCGTTTCGGCAACCACGCGCCGGTCGGCTTCGGAATGGGTGGCAGGGGCTTCTCGGTCGGCGGTTTCGGGGATTTCGTCGCCGCCCCGTCGGCGTTCACGCGCTCCACTTCCGACGCCAACGACGCCACCGGCACCGGCCCGAGCAGCAACGCCGCGTAGGCGTAGCCCTCGCAGTCGGCCACCTCGTTGCGCACGCCTGGTGTCGCTTCCCACTTCCGTTTGCGCGTTTTCTCGTCCACGCGGCGCCGCATCGAGAGCAACTGCGTCACGTAGTCGTCGTCAGCGTACTGGTTCAGGTACAGATAGCCCGGCCCCGCCTCGTCCATCGCCAGCCGGCGGTACAGGCGGTCCATGATCGCGTTCACGCCGAGGATGTAGAGCCGCCCCGGCTTGACCTTGGTCGGCTTGGACGGCACCAGCGGCGCCGTCGGGTTGCTCGAGCCTTTGATCGCGTAGACGTGGAACGCCAGCCGCGGCGCACAGTACGTGTACACGGCCTTGCTATGCGTCCCGTCGCCAGCGTCGATGGTGAGCGACCGAATCGCCATCAGGGCGCCGCTCTCGTGCGTCCACCGGCGCTGCGTGCGGTAGTCCTCAAGCCGTGCCCACCATTCCGGCTGGCTGGTGTCGCCGCGCAGGATGGTGCGCTCGATCAGCCACGACGTTTCGCCCACGCCCCACGCGCGGACCACGATCTCGCCGCGATCGTGCTGGAGATCGACGCCGGCGGTCAGGATCGCCGCGTCGCGGGGGACGTGCCACGCGATCGGGGCCAGCTCGTCGGCCGAATCGTACCGCTTGGCTCGCGCGAGCAGCGTCGACTTGACCGTCTCGGCCGTCTGGTCGCGGTACAACTCGCCCAGCGTCGTGTTGAAGAACGCCCGCAGCATCTCGGCCCGCATCGCGGGGTCGCGCTGCCCGTTCGCGGTCACGAATTCCTGCGCCACTTCCTCCCACAACGCGAACGCCGCGACCAGCCCGTGAATGTGGAACGATCGCTTGTGTGGCACCCGCGCATCGGCCGTGGCGGTCCAGCGCCCCGCGCGCAGGAGCGCCCCTTTTTCGCGCGCCGGCATCCGGTGCTCACACGCCGCGCACTCGTAGGCCACCGACGCCGGGTCCACCTTGCCCGCCGCGTCGACCTGCCACTTGAGCCGGTCGAAGTGCAGCGTCTGCCAGTGTCCGCAGTCCGCACACGGCACCTCGTAGACTTCCTGCGTCCCCTCGAGGTAGCTCGGCCAGATCAGCGACTCCTCGGCGCTGGTCGGGCTGGACACTTCCACGATCTTGCGCCGCCGCTGGAACGACCGCGTGCGGGCGCGGGAGATCGCCTTCACATCGCCCTCGGTGCCGGCCGATCGCGGGTGCCGGTCCCGTTCGTCGAGCAGCACCACGCGCTTGGGGCGCATCGCGAGGCCCGAGGGCGCGTTGGCGCCGGTCATGTCGAGTTGGCCGCCAGGGTATGCTTTCGAGAGGATCGTGTTGTTGCTTTCCCGAGAGCGCGCCGGTGCCACCAAGGCCGACAGCGGGCCACAGTCGCGGATCATCGGCGCGACGCGGTCCTTGCTGAACGATTCCGCGGTCTCGACGGTCGGCTGCACGCAGAGCATCGGAGACGGCTCCTGGTGCGTGAAGTAGCCGATGGCGTTCAGGATCAGCTCCGTCTTCGCGGCCTGCGACGGGCTGACGACGACGATCTCCTGCGTCGTCCGGTCGCTCACGGCGTCCATGATCTCGGGCAGGTACGGCACCATCGCGTTGAGCCACGGCCCATGATTCGCCGTCGCCTCGGGACTAAGCACGCGGTACTTCTCGGCCCACTGGCTCATCGTGAGACGAGGCAGGGGCCGACAGTGCCGGCGGAACCGCTCGCGGGTGACGCGGTTGAGGGCCTCGCGCCCCAGCGCGTGCGTCATGCTGCCGCCTTCGCCGGTTCGGGGTCGTCCACCACATCCTCGTCAAACGCCGCCAGCTCGACCACGATCCGCTCGGCCTCGGTTTCCGCCGCCGTCTCGGCCTCTGGCCCCAAGTGCGCTAGGCGCACCGGCATCGCCCGCAGTCGCGCGGTCAGCCGGTCCAGCACCCGGGCCAGCGCCGCCTCGTAGTCGGCCACGCTGACCACTTCGCCCCTAGCTTTCGCCACCTCGATCTCGGCCAGCTCGGCTTCGGCGTTCGCTTTGCGGGTGCGCGCCGTGTCGAGGTCGCCGGGGTTGGCGTCGACCACCGCCTTGTCCGCTTCCCGCTTCCGCAACGCGATCGCGCAGTCGGGTTGCCGGTACTCGATCTGTTTCCCCTGGCGCGTGACCAGCACCGCCGGTTCCTGCGCCCGGATGTACTGGAGCGTCCGCACCGCGAGGCCCGTCTCCTCGGCCAACTGGTTGAGGGATACCCACCGTTGGCTCATGCCGCACGCTCGGTGAGCTTGCGCTGGCACGGTTCGGGAATGCGCTCTAGCCACTCGGCGTACGGCATGGCGTTCTTCTTCACGTTGCACCGCAGGCAGCACACCATCACGTTGTCGATGCTATGCCATCCGCCGAGGGACAACGGCTCCATGTGATCAAGGGACTTATCCTGCGACTTCATCGGCTGCCAGCAGTACGGGCACGCCTTTGCCTTGGCGAACAGTTTGCGGACGACCTCTTTCGTGAGCGTGCCGTCGTCGCGACCTTCGGCCCGATTGCCCCATCGCTTGCCGGATGACCGCAGCTTTTCGCGTTGACGAAACACCTCGTCGGTCCTGTATCGGGCCTTGTATTCGACCGCCTCGCGGCTGGTGCCCTCGCTGGAGCAGCGCACGTCCAGCAGCTTGACCAGTGTCGCCTTCAGGATCTCCAGTGCTCCCTCGCGGGTTGCGGGCTGCTCGCCGTAGTGACGGAAGCGTCCAAGCTGGACCAGTGGGCGCTTGCGGCGAGGCGCGTTTTTCCGATGATCCTCCCATTGTTTCTGTAGCTGCTCAGGAGTCAGCAGCGGGCGCCCTTTGTCCCGTAGTGTGTATCGCTCACGGTAGGCACGCTTCGCCTCCTTGGTACGGCATGGGTTCTGTTTCTTTTTCGCGTACCGACACGGCCAGCACGTGCGCCGCTGTGCACGATTCGCGGCAATCCCTACGGAGAGAACGGTACCGCAGTTTGAGCAGATCGCTTGCTTGCGCTGCCACCCTGCGCGGGACGCCTCTTCACCGACGGTCTTTCCCGTAATGCCGAGAGCGGCGCCGATTGCCTCGCACTTTTCGCCAGACTCATAGCGCCGCCTTGCTTCAGTCTTCCATGCACCGCGAGGGCGCCGCCATCCACCCTGCAAGGCGCGGTACGCAATGCCGTGACTCGTCACGCCATAGCTTTTCGCTATCTCGCTGATGTTTTCGCCTAATTCGTAGCGAATTCGAGCCTCATCTACGTCGATCTTGGTTCGTTTAGGGCGAACATAAGGCAAAGCAAGTGCAACAGATTCTGGAAAATCTGTCGTTGGCCCGTGCTCTGGGCTGCGCGGTTCCCGCCCTCCGCCCGCTACGGAGGGGGACCCAAGTCGTTGATGCGTCACAGCTTGCGCCCCGTGAACCCGGCCAGTGCCGCCTCGATGCCGGCCGTGGCCGTCCGTACGAAGCTCTCGTCAATCGCTTTCTTCGCCGTTTCGTGGAATCGCAGTCGAGCGGTGAGCCGAACGTTCGGCACGAGCTTGTACAGGAAGTCCGTACGCCATCCCACCCGACGACCCACGCCTTTTCCTTGCACGTTCTTGACCAGGAACGTGCCGTTCGCGGTCGTCACCTTTCGGACTTGCTCGCTCGCCCGCAGCGCGGCAGGACGCAGACGCTTGGGCACGACCGTCGCGTTCGTGGGCTTCACCGCCGACAGCGGGATCGCCACGTTACGGCCCGAGATCGGCGCCTTGACGCTGTTCTCCTCGAACTTGGCGAGCTGGTCCCGTGCGGGGTTCACGCCGAATCGGGCCTGCGGTCGGCTGTTGGTGGCGAAGTCCGTGCCTGAGCGGTAGATGGTGCGCTTGACGAAGTCAGGCCGTCGCAGCGTGAAGCCTGACGAGAGCCGATCCTGCACGGCCTTCTGCCCATCGTCGGCCAGCTTGTTGAGCGTCAGGGTCAACGCGCGAGGGGCCTTGGCCCCAATGTCCCGCAGCGCGGCCTTGATGGCGTCGACGCCTTCCACTCGGATCTTCAGGTCCATGCCCCCCCCCGGGTGGGGGTTGGGGGGGC